GCACAACAGTCGGTTCTTAGGTATCTCTCCGATGCAATCGAAGAGGACCCTTTATTGCGCGGGCTTATCGGTCTCCGTAGCCAAGTTCCTAACCAGAACCTAGCTAAGGAAGGCTCCATTACTGGATCCTTAGCAACGCTTGATTTAAGTGAAGCTTCCGACCGTGTCTCCATGGATCTTGTTAGGGCGGTATTTACCCGCTTTCCTCACTTTCTTGAAGTGATTGAAGCGTGCCGCTCTACACAAGCTTCCGTATCTATTGATGGGAATGAAGAAATTATATCCCTCAATAAATTCGCGTCCATGGGCTCAGCCCTATGCTTCCCTATAGAAACGATGGTATTTATGGCCATCATTTTCTACTCAATCTGGGAAGAAGAGGGCTTTCGCACTAGACCTTCCTCACTCATCCATCGGATGAAGGGGAAGGTGCGCGCCTTCGGGGATGATTTGATCGTCCCCACTGGCTTCGTTGATAATATCATTTGGAACCTCTCGACAGTTGGTCTTGAGGTGAATGCCACTAAGTCTTTCTGGAATGGAAATTTCAGAGAGTCCTGTGGGTCGGATTGGTATTCTGGTCATGACGTGTCAGTTGTCAAGACCAGGAAACCCTTTCCGCGTGATATTAGGAACGTTGACGAAGTTCTGAGTTTCGTTTCCCTGCGTAACCAACTATATATGCTTGGTTATTGGGAAACTTGTCGGAAACTCGATTCTAAAATTGTTAGTATCTTACGATACTTTCCAATTGCAGAGGATACTTCGCCGGTTTTGAGTCGGCGTTCTGTTGCCTTTGAAGGCATGGCAGAACGGATTGACAAAGATCTTCACCTTCCCTTGGTAAAGGGTTGGGTCGTATCTGTGCAGTCTCCCATCAATGAAATTGATGGGTACCGAGCTCTCCTCAAGTATTTCGTATCGCCTTCTGACGATCCGAACCACTTGAAGCGTTCTGGGCGTCCCTCTTCCGTCCGACTGAAGAAGAGGTGGAGTAGGGTAGCTTAGCTATCCTATTGTCGGCTACATATGTAGCCGATCGCAAGGGGACCCAATTGTCTCCTATCGCAGAAGCCCGCCTAGGCGGGTTTAAATTCTGCGGAGGGAGATGCACTTGGCAGTGC